GCTGGTGTTGCGCGTACCGCCAGCATGCAAAAGGAATTACGTGGTGCTATTGCACAGATCGAACAGTTCACCTCAGCCAGAGATCGCAAGGGTCTTCTAATGGCTGGCGCTGATCGTGCCATTCGTGAGTTGATGTTTATCTTCAAGGATGACCCAATTGAAGGTCCCTTGCAAGAAGCCTCGATGAGTGTATGGGCTAGAATGCAACTAGAAGAGTAGTGTTACTCCATTTAAAATATTATTTAAAGAAGGTAAAACAATGGGCGCCGAAACACAAAATCAGCGTTTAGCCGGTAGTACTGCTTCCCGTCTGCGCTCGGCTCAGGCTGGTCGTGAAGGCATTGAGCAGCGCCGTGCCGCCATTCGTCAGGCAGAAGCATCTGCTCCCGAGACAGGCAAAGCTTCCATGTTTCCCAATGAAGCACCAGGTACTGCACCTGTAATGCCTCCTGTTGGTGCGGAAGAAATGGCTTATCAGCGCGGTGAAATTACTCGGGAGCGTGATCGGATTCCTGGTCGTCGTGAGGAGATGTTCCGTGACTTTGAGCGTGGCGCTGCTCAACGTGTTGCTCCCGGTGGTGCCGTAGAGCGTGGTGCTGGCGTGTTTGGCGCTCCCTTTGGTGGTGCCGGTCAAGGCCCTCGTTCTGGTATTCAGTTTGGCCCTGGGCGCACAACTCGCATGCCCGATGTCAACACACCTGAGTATCAACAGTTAATTGAACGTGCTCGCGCTCTGGGTCGCCGCTGATAAAAATGTCAAAAACCAAAATGCCGCCTGAACTTCTTGAACATTTCAAGAAGAAAGAAGCCAAAAAAGAAGATGGCACTGAAATGTCCGACAAGGAGAAACGTCGGGCGGCATTAGATAAAGCGCGTAAATATCAAGAACAAAAGCGTAAAGGAGCGAAGTAATGGGCGGCGGCAAACAACCACCTTCAATGGCTGGTCAAGCACTCAATAATGAGATGTATGCCAAAGCTCAAGCTGCTCGCAAGGAGCGCATGGGCAGGCTCTCAACTCAGAATGACGAGTTGTTTCAGACTTTGCTGAATTCAGGGCAAAAACCCTATCGCTCTGCATACGAACCAGAAGCTTTGACGGCTTCCATGAGTGATCAACAAACAACTCAACCGAACAACCTCCAGCCCCTTGGGGCATTTGGCCCATTGAGTTTGTTTGACCAAAACAGGTTCGGTTAAATAAATCTTTAACCTTGTAGTTTTCAGTTAGTATTCAGTAATACTCTGAATTACTGCTGTGCCCTCTTACGTTCACCTTGCTTATCGGCGCAATGCCAAAGCTGCGGCGCAGAAGTACAACGTTAAGCCACAGAAGAATTTAGAAGCTGTTGAACGTGCTCGCGAAGATTTTGGTTACTTCTGCGAGTTTATGGATGAGAAGAAAAAACCAGCTAAGCATCATTTGGATTGGCATCGCCATTTCATTACAAACGAGGACAGCAGCTGTTTAATTAAAATTGCTGGACCCAATATTGATCTTCTTGCTCCACGGGGCTCTGCCAAAAGTACTGTCCTTGGTTTGCTGACTGCATGGGCTATTGGTATCCACGCCCAAGCCAAACTTCCCCTTCAGATTCTGTATCTGTCGTACACCGTTGATATTGCGCGTTCCAAATCTGCAACCATTAAACGCATCATTGAAAGCAAAAAATATCAAGAAGTTTTCCCTACCGTTCGCCTTTTGAAGAACGTTACCAGCAATGAGTACTGGTCCATTGATCACAAGTTTGCTGGTATTGACGTAACCGGTGATGAGCAATTTACGCTTTGTGCTGCAGGTTTGAAAGGTTCGGTGACCTCCAAGCGTTCTCATCTTGTGATGATTGATGACGCCATCAAATCAGCTGCAGACATTTCCAACCCTGACATCAGAAAAATGATGCAGGATAACTGGAACGCGGTGATTGCTCCCACCATGTTTGAGGGGGCCAGGGCGATCTGCCTTGGGACCCGTTTTCGGCATGATGACATCCATGCCACCACATTCAATGAGCAAAACAACTGGACCCAGATTGTTCTTTCTGCCATCCAGACAGATCCCAAGACAGGGGATGAAGAATCCTATTGGCCTGAGATGTGGTCCCTGGATTATCTGAAGGAAAAGAAACGGCAAGCACCAATTGCTTTTTCTTTCCAGTACATGAACCAGGTCGTCAGACAGAACGAATTGTCCCTGGCGCCTGAGCTAATTGTTAAAGCGGAGATTGCAACAGAATTTGACACTCTTGGTATCGGTGTTGATTTATCTGCTGGTGTCAAGGAAAAGAATGACTACACGGTGATGATCTTGGGCGGTCGTATTGGAGATCGAATTCACATTATTGATTACCGCCGCATCCGGGTCATGGGCAACCTGGAAAAGCTGGATGCCATGAAGGAATTACTTAATGATTGGTCAGTGATTGGCAGAGATGATAACGGCAATTACTTCCCAACTTATTCAACGTGTGATATCTGGTCAGAAGCCGTCCAGTACCAGGCTTCTCTCGAAGCTGATTTCAAACGGGTTTGCCTCAATAACGAAGGTTTGTACAATCTCATTTGGCATCCCGTCAAAGGATTCCGTGCAGACAAGCTGGCACGGTTTAGGGGAATTATTGGCATGTTCGAAGATCGCAAAATTATCTTTAATCGTTTCCGGAACTTCACAAATCTCTTCGAGGAACTCACAAATTTCGGCGTTAGTAGTCATGACGACTGCGTGGACGCCTTGGTCTGGTTGGTGACCGGACTTGCTAGAAAAGGTCAACTCCATCTTGATTTCTAAAATTAGAATTAGAAAAAAGCAAACAAGAAATCGTGGGTCCCGAATACATTGCTTTAGCTTTAACAGCTATCGCTTCTGCTTTAAGCGGCGGCACCTGGGTTGCAAACAAAATTTTAAGTCGTCAGAGCCAGGACATCCAGCAGGCGTTTAATTACACAAATTCGCAAAAACGAAGGATTGACATTTTGGAAGATCAAATTAACCGCATGCCCCTGGATTACGTATTAAAGGTTGATTTCTTAAGAGAAATCCAAGAAATGCACAATAATTTTCGCGAAATCAACAATAAACTTGATAAGCTTATGGAAAAGCTTTTGACAAAATGAGTTACATCCTTGAAGTAGAAGAAGACGAAAACGGTGATCAGTTCCTGACATTCCCCGAAGATCTTCTTGAAGAAATGGGATGGCGTGAGGGAGATATCTTGAATTGGGATGTACAAGGGGATGGGATTGTTTTAACTAAAGTTGCCGATCCTTCTTTGTATGAACTGGAAGAAGACGAGTAAAATAAGAAAATTGAGATAAAGGCGAATGTCTGTTAGATTTTACGGCGGTCAACCAGTAGGTATGGGAAACGCTGGTGCTGTAGCGGGTGGAAATTTTATGGGTGCCCCTGGAAGCGCAATTAATCCAGAAGCTTTTAGAAAAGACGCTCGCCAGCAAAAGATCTATAACAAAGGACAAGGGACAGATAACCCAAACGAAAAAGAAATTTTTCTTCAAAGAACTGGTCCTAGGCTTCCGTTTGCCGGTACTCCATCTCCTGGCGGCTCTCCTTATTCTGAAATGCCTAAAGAGTATCTAGAGCAACGTAATCCTTTTGGCGCTCCTGTTCCTCCTACATCTCCTCAGCAATCACCTCAGCCAGGTTTTCCAGTGCAGCTGGAGCTTCCGTTAGCGGCTGGTAGTAGCAATTTACCCGCTGCCATTGGCAACATGGCCGGGCTTGCGAATTCCCAGTTTTACAGGGGCCCTCAGTTGGGACAAGCAGGTTTGTATTTTGGAGGCGTAATGTGAAAACAAAAAAGCTGATCAAAAGGGCTCTTAAGCATCCCGAGTTGTACACTCCTGCTGAATTGGTTTATTTTGGTCAGTGGCTTTTAAAAAAGAAACAAGATAAGAAAACTGCTAAGATCAAAAAACAGAAGGAGCAACAGGTGAATGGCAACTAGCTCTAACGCCAGACTTCAGGAAATCATCAACGCATATATCGAAAAAGACGGTAATGCAGTTGTTGACACCAGCGTTGTGGCCTCTCACCTGGCTCAAATGAAGTTGTTCGGCATCCGTCAGGGTGTTGAATTTTTTCCGGGACAAGATAACTTCGGCAATCAACGCAAAGATTTCATTGATCGTGTACTGAAGTACAACCAGCTGGATACGCGTTTGGATTCCATCTGGGATTATTTTCTTTGCGATGGCAAGGGCCTTTTTTACATTCGCCCAACCAAGCAAAACTACAGGCTTTATTACTTCCGAGAACACGAATATCGGACGTTTTACAACGTTGACGGTGAACTAGAAGAAGTCATCATCATCTACAGCTACAAGGTTCGGCGTGGTTTTGGCTTTGGTGACAATATCAACGTCACCAATGTGACAGGCACTGCTATCACTGGGGACCAGGGAGCCAAGCGTTACATCAAGCTTTCGATCAAAGCCAAACAGATTGAAGAAACTCACTCGGAGGGCGAGATGTCCTTCGAGATGCCTTCCTTTGCCAACCCTGGTAAAACCAAAACTTTTAAAAATTCCCTTGGTTTTATTCCTTGCGTTGAGATCTTCAACAACCCCAAGGGATTTTCAATGGAAGGTTTTGGCGAATTTGACGCCATGGCCAACCATATTGTGACGCACGATGAGTTGGTGCGGACCATGCGCAAGAACGTTCAGTTCTTTGGTAACCCAACTCTTCTTTCGTCTCGTCCCAAAACCGACTTAATGGAGTCAGGTACCGAGGGTACAGTTCAACGTCCTTCGATTGCAGCAAACTCTGGCTTTGGCAGTTTGAGTGCGTATAGCAGATCAACCTTTAAACAAGATCCAATTACGCGTGGTGTTGACGGTCAGATCCGCGTCCCACGTGTGATTGCAAACCTGGAGCCAAACGACCGGGTTGGTTATATT